GGACATTGATGAGCTGCTTCAGCCCGGATGGCGAGAAGAGATTGAGCGGGTATGGACGAAGGGCAAGACTACCCGGCTGCGTTATATGTTTGATTGGGGCTGCGGCATCCAGTTCTATTATGAGAAGATTCATGCCCGCCATGGCTATATGTGGCATCACCCATGCCATGAGTATCCCCGGCCAGATGGGCGTATCGTCGAAAGTTACGCCCAGACAGAAATGCTGTTGGCAGTCCATAAGCCTGACCCAACCAAGAGCCGTGGGCAGTACATGGACCTTCTTGAATTGTCTGTGAAGGAAGACCCAGAATGCCCGCGTAATGCTTTTTACTTTGCCCGTGAGCTTTCGTTTCATGCCAGATGGCAGGAAAGCATCGACGCCTGCAATCGGTATCTAGCCCTGCCCGGAGCCACTTGGGAGAACGAACGGTGCTATGCCTACCGCGTCATGGGCCGGTGCTATTCAGAGTTGGGCAATACACGGCAGGCTGAGAAGGCATTCCATATGGCCGCTGGCGAGGCTCCCAACACCCGTGAGCCGTGGTGTGAGCTTGCCATGCTTATGTATCGGCAGCATCGCTGGGAAGAATGTTTTGCCTTTGCGACCAGAGCCTTGAAAATTACAGACCGGGCTGCCGTCTATACCTGTGACCCGGCAGTTTGGGGTCATCAGCCACATGACTTAGCGGCAATTTCAGCTTATTATCTGGGGCTGCTGGATAAAGCCAAAGAGCAAGCTGAACTGGCTATTGAAAAGACGCCAGAGGATCAGCGGCTTTGGTCCAATCTAGCCCTTATTGAAGATGCCATCAGGGGCAGAAACAAACAGGCGGCGTGACATGGACGGGCAGACACTCATCAATGCGGCTTTTGGCATCATATTGGCTGGTGGTGGGTGGTTTGCTCGTGAAATCTGGGGCGCGGTCAAAGAGCTTAGGAATGACATCCATAAGCTGGAGGTCGATCTACCTAGTAACTACATCCGCCGGGATGAGTTCCAAGAAGGAATTAAAGAGCTAAAAGACATCTGCCGTCAGATTTTTGACAAGGTGGACAGCCTAGAAAAGCGCAAGGCTGACAAGAATGGACTATGACAACATCACCAAACCTATAGCTGTCGTGACTGCCGTAATGAGTGCGGTTGGCGGTGGCTATGCGTTGGTCGATAAGTTCGGGTGGATGAAGAAAGACATCCTGAAGTGGGATGCAGAGCATTTTCAAATATCAAATGGTCCAGCCCATGAGCCTTTTCGGGTAATTGTGGCTCGGCAGAAAATTAGGGACGACTGTTTGGTTGAAGACTTCACCCTAGAAGTCAGGGATTCTAACTACATCGTTCACCGTGCAACGCCGTCCGTGGTGAAGTTTTCCGGGCCCGCCAGTCACAACGTGGACAAGCTTGGCTACACGATGACGATTGAAGCGCCGGAGAAGGTTGCTGCCGGTGAGGCTAAACTTCTGGCCCGGATCAGTTATAAATGCCCGGAGGGGAATGTCATCATTTCCTATCCAGACCATAAAAACCTGACATTCAGAGTGGAGGCTAAGTGATGGACCTTCTTAAAGCATTCGGCCCGCTGCTGGGTCAGGTAGCTCCTACGCTTGCCACTGCCCTTGGCGGCCCTTTGGCGGGGATGGCGGTTAAGACCCTTTCCAATGTGCTTTTGGGCCATGAAACCGGCACTGAAGACGATGTGAAGGCGGCGCTGGAGAATGCCTCGCCGGAGACATTAGCTCAGCTCAAGCAAATTGATGCTGAGTTTAAGATTCGGATGAAAGAGCTGGACATTGATCTTGAGCGGATTGCGGCAAATGACCGTGACAGCGCCAGAAAGATGCAGACAGCCACCCAAGACTGGGTGCCGCGTATGTTGGCCCTTCTCATCACGGTCGGCTTCTTCGGTATTCTGGTATGGATGCTGATGAAGGGGATGCCTCAGACTGGCACAGAAGCACTGTTGATGATGCTTGGTGCTTTGGGAACTGCATGGACCGGCGTAATCAACTTCTATTACGGCTCCAGTGCCGGGTCTAAAGAGAAGAACAACCTCCTTGCCACGAAGGACAAGTGAAATGGCAAAAGAGAATTGGGAAAAGTGCTTTGAAATGGTTCTCAAGCACGAAGGTGGCTACGTCAACCACCCGAAAGACCCCGGTGGCCGCACCAATCTTGGAGTCACCCAAAGGGCGTGGGAAGAGTATGTGGGACGCTCAGTTGATGAGGCTGAGATGCGAGCCCTTACCCCTGAGAAGGTTAAGCCGTTCTACAAATCCCGTTATTGGGATCGGATTAAGGGCGACGATCTGCCTTCTGGTGTGGACTATGCTGCTTATGATCTTGCTGTGAACAGCGGGGTTGGTCGGGCTGCTAAGTACCTTCAGTCAATTGCTGGGGTCCCTTCCGATGGCATCATCGGGCCTAAATCTCTGGCTGCAATTAAGGACTGTCCAGCAGACGAAATGGTTGATGCCATGTGCGGAATGCGCCTTGAGTTCTTAAAAGCTCTGCCGACTTGGGATACCTTTGGTAAAGGTTGGGGCCGCCGTGTTTCAGAGGTTGAAGAGAAAGCCACTGAGATGGCAAAAAATGCCTAATGGTGGTAAAACAGGGGGATAGCGGAGTTCTCCCATGACGACTGGCCTTTCATACGCTGGCTCGGTAGCAGGCACCAATAGCTACATTGATCAGATTGCCACCATGGCCGTGGTCGCGGTTAACGATCCCGCGTATGTAACTATTCTCCCGCAGATGATTACATACGCTGAAAACCGTATGTATCGTGATCTGGACTTTCTGTTCACTTCAATCGCGACGACTGCCTATGGCCTTACTACTGGTAATCGTCAGATTGCAGTTCCGTCAGGCACCTTCGTTGTACCGGAGCAAATCAATGTCCTTGTCGGATCGTCTAACCCTGATTTGGCAACACGCACTCCACTCCTGCCAACGACTAAAGAATTTCTTGATGCGGTGTATGGGTCGGGGGCAGTAGCCAATCGGGGCGTTCCAAAGTATTTCTGTCCGTTTGATGACTATACCTTCTTGGTAGGTCCATACCCGGATCAGAGCTATACTTGTGAACTGATAGGAACGTATCGTCCTGATAGTCTATCCGCGACGAATACTACGACTTTCATCAGCCTGTTCTTGCCTGATCTGTTCATCATGGCGTCTATGATCTATGTGAGCGCATATCAGCGCAACTTTGGTCGAGCTAATGATGATCCCCAAATGGCTGTTACTTACGAAAGCCAATATCAGGCACTTCTAAAGTCGGCCATGATGGAAGAAAACAGGAAGAAGTTTGAAGCTGCGGCGTGGTCGTCTCAGTCTCCGTCTGTCGTTGCTACGCCGACGAGGTAATCCATGCCGCATCAGAGTCTCAAACTGCTTCCGGGCGTTGATCAGAACAAGACGCCTGCCTTGAACGAAGCGGCAATCTCTGAAAGCCAACTGATTAGGTTCATCCCTGATCGGACTATTGGTGGCTTGGTTCAAAAGCTCGGCGGTTGGACAAAATATGTCATGTCGCCTATTGGCTCAATTGTTCGCTGTCTTTGGGCATGGGAAGATACGAATGCCAATTCATATCTTGCTGTAGGGGCAGAAGGTGTTCCCGCTGGCGGTGGCGGCGCCTTGGAGATCATTCAGTCCAGCACAATCAATGACATCACACCGCAGACCACAACAGTTAATGTGACTGTAGATTTTTCAACGACTGCTGGCAGTAATGCAATTACAGTTGTTGATACTGGTCGGAATGCGGATAGCTACGACGTTGTGTATATTCAAACGCAAGTTAGTGTTGGTGGTCTAGTGCTATTTGGTCTTTATCCAATTAGCAATCCCGGCGGCTCTGCAAACCAATACACTATCTACGCAAAAGACGCATTTGGCGAACCGGCTTATGCAACTGCTACGGTTGCGAATGGTGGTTCTGTTCCTGAGTTTGACACAACAAACGGAAGCGACTTCGTCGATGTGACATTGGCAGATCATGGTTTGTCTGTTGGTGACACATTCCCAATTTTGGTTGCGACTTCGGTTGGTGGCGTCACTCTTTATGGAAACTACCGCGTCATCGAAGTTACCTCGTCAAGCGTTTTTGTCATATCTGCATCATCTACAGCTTCATCGACCGCGAATGCGTTTGAGAATGCTGGTGATGTTCGTTTCTTGTATTACAACGGAATCGGGCCACTGGCATCCGGCACGGGTTTTGGCGTTGGCCCCTACGGTGGTGGCGCTTATGGCACCGGCATACCTCCTGTTACAGGTACGGGAACGCCTATTAACGCTGCTGATTGGACACTTGATAATTGGGGTGAAATCCTCATTTCATGTCCATTAAACGGCGCGATTTACACTTGGAGCCCCACCAATGGCGATCCTGTTGCCCTCGTAATTGCAAATGCCCCGCCAGTTAATGATGGCATGTTTGTCGCTATGCCGCAGCGTCAGATCATTGCATGGGGCTCAACATTCACTGGCATCAAAGACCCATTGTTGATCCGCTGGTGTGATGTTAACGACTATGACCAATGGATTGGTTCTATTACTAATCAGGCTGGCTCATATCGTATCCCAAAAGGTTCGCGTATTGTTCAGTGCATTCAAGGTCCGCAGCAGGGTCTTATTTGGACTGATCTCGGTGTATGGGCCATGCAGTATTCAGGTCCGCCATATGTCTATCAGTTCAACGAACTTGGTAATGGGTGCGGTTTGATTGGTCGCAAAGCTGCTAGTTCCATCGGGGGTGTGGTCTATTGGATGGGACAAAGCCAATTCTTTAGGCTTGCAAATGGTGGTGTTGAGCCAATCCGTTGTCCTGTATGGGATGTGGTGTTTCAGGACCTTGATACAAATAACTTGGACAAAATCCGTATCGCACCTAACAGCCGCTTTGGCGAAATCACATGGTACTTCCCAACCATCAGCAATGGTGGCGAAAACGAAGGATATGTGAAATATAACATCGTCCTTGATCAGTGGGACTATGGTTTCAACAGCACTGCAAATCCATATGTCGCCCGGTCAGCATGGATCAATGAATCAGTTCTAGGACCTCCAATTGGGTCCGGTTTGAATGAGTTCATCTATCAGCATGAAACCTCGCCAGACGCAGATGGCGCAGCAATGAATAGCTACTTTGAAACTGGCTATTTTGTGCTGTCAGAAGCAGATGTGAAGATGTTTATCGACCAAGTTTGGCCTGACATGAAGTGGGGCTATTTTGGTGGAGCGCAGTCTGCAAACATTTTGCTGACGTTCTATGTCACAGATTATGCGGGCCAAACGCCTATAGCATATGGTCCGTTCACGCTCACTCAAGCGACTACATTCATCACGCCTCGGTTCCGTGGCCGTTTAGTCTCAATCAGAATTGAGAGTAACGACATTGGTTCATGGTGGCGTCTTGGAAACTTCAGGTATCGCCTGCAACCAGATGGACGTTTCTGATGGCCGCGAGTCTTGATGACATCCTCACAGCTCAGAAAAATGGTGTCGTTGCCATCAACGGCATCAACATTTCTATGGCAGGCTTGTATGCGTATGCCAAAGGCAGGCCGTTAGCCTCTGGCGCGGCTGGCACTGGTGCTTATGCAACGCTCTATACTGTGCCAACAGGTCAGCAAATGGCGATTGTCGATATTGAAATCTGCAATACGTCAGCGACGCCTGCTACATTTTATATTTCTTTGGTGCCACAGGGCGGGACTGCCGGAGCCAGCAATGCCTTGTTTTACGCTGCTCCAATCAACGGGAACACGACTGTGCAGTGGACTGGTCAGCAAGTTCTAACGGCTGGCGGGTTTATTGCTGCTTATGCGTCCGCATCAACAGTTACATTTAAGTTTGGCGGGGGACCGGGCTTATGACGATTACCTCATGGCCTCCACTTGGATTCAGTCCGTCTTATCCATCCTATGCTCAATTGGGTGGAACACAGGTTGACGCATTTGGGCGGCTACGAGTCTCAAATCCCTTTACGTTGTTCGACAGTCAAAGTCGGTTTGCGGCTGATATCCACTATAGTTATGTCACCGCGACTGGCGGGACAACAACCTATAACACTAATCAATCCTCCGTGTCGTTGAATACGACTACTACGTCTGGCTCTACAGCGGTTGCTCAAACATTCCGTGTTTTCCCGTATCAGCCGGGAAAAAGTATGCTGATCTATCAGACGTTTGTTATGTCGGCTGCAAAGACAAATCTCACCCAGCGTGTTGGTTTGTTCAGTGCATATAACGGCGTTTACCTTGAGCAAGGTCCGAATGGCATCACGTTTGTTATTCGCACTTACACAGGCGGCTCAGTTGATAACAGTCGTTATGTTGCTCAAGCTAACTGGAATGGTGACAAGCTAGACGGCACTGGTCCGTCCGGTATTACGCTTGACTTAACAAAGACACAAATTTTGTTCTTTGATGTTGAATGGTTAGGCGTTGGCAATGTCCGTTTTGGGTTCATTATCAATGGGCAGTACATCGTTTGCCATACGTTTCAAAACGCCAACCAATCTACATCTACAAAGGTGTACATGCAGACAGCTACACTGCCGCTGCGATATGAAAT